ACATCCAGGAAATGAAATTGCTGGAAGAAAGTGACAAAGGCCCTGACAAGTATCTGGTAACAAAATGGAAACCTGTTGAGGCGTCCATTGTTGCAGTCCCAGCTGATGAAACCGTCGGGATCAGATCGGCAGATGACAAAATCGAAACCATAATTTTAAAAAAAGAGGTAGAAAAAATGCCAGAAATTAAAACAGTAGAAACAAAAGAAACACCTGTGGACATGAACGCCGTCCGGGAAACTGAAAGAAAACGCCAGGCTGATATTCTGGCCATGGGAAAAGATGCAAAAATGGAAACCGAGGCCGAGGCAGCTGTGAGATCCGGCGAGTCTGTGGCGGATTTCAGGGCCAAGGCTTTTGACAAAATGATCAAAGACCAGGCAAAACCGGCCGTCGATCTTGAAAGCCTGTCTGACCAGGACAAAAAGGATTTGAAAAACTTTTCCTTTTTAAAAGCGATCAGTGAAGGGGCCAGTGGCAAATTGACCGGGTTTGAAAAAGAAATGGACCAGGAGGCAAAAGTCCAGTTTAAAAATACCGGCATTGCGGTCCAGGGCCAGCTTTCCATCCCTTACCAGGTTCTGGCCATGAAGGATGTCACGGTGGGAACCGACAGCCAGGGCGGTTATCTTGTGGATTCAACTTTGATGGCTGGATCTTTTATTGACCTTTTGCAGAACTCCATGAAAGTCAAAGACATGGGCGCAACTGTCCTGGACAACCTTGTGGGTGATATTGCCATCCCGTCCCAGGCAACCGGCGCAACTGCCGCCTGGGAAGGTGAAAACGATGCAGGGTCAGAAAGTAGCCCTACCTTTGGCCAGGTGGCTTTGACCCCTAACCGGATCGGCACCTATACCGAAGTATCCAAAAAGCTTTTGGTCCAGTCCAGCCTGTCTGTTGAATTGCTTATCAGAAAATTGCTGGCGGACTCCATTGCCCTGGGCATTGATCTGGCCGCCCTGCATGGAACCGGATCCGGCGATCAACCCACAGGAATTGCCGCAACGTCCGGTATCGGATCTGTGGCCGGTGGTACAAACGGACTGGCACCTGCCTGGTCCCATATTGTTGAACTTGAAACTGATGTGGCCGTCGCAAATGGTGACGTCGGTAAAATGGGATACCTGACAAATGCCAAAGTCAGGGGCAAATTAAAACAGGTCTTTACCAATGCCACTTATGGCGAAATTCCTTTGTGGAAAGACAACCAGGTCAATGGTTATCGCGCCGAGGTATCAAACCAGGTATCATCTACCCTGACAAAGGGAACCAGTGACGTCTGTTCTGCCCTTTTCTTTGGCAACTGGGCGGACCTGCTTTGTGCTTTCTGGGGCGGCCTTGACATGGTTATTGATCCTTACACTCTTGCCACAACAAACCTGACCCGGATCACTGCAAACACTTATGCTGATGTAGGTGTCAGACACGCGGCCAGTTTTTCGGCCATGCTGGATGCCCTGACCGCATAAGCCAAATTTTTTAAATTGATACGGATGTCCCGGGCTTTATCACCCGGGGCACCAGGTTAAAAAAACACAGGTAAAAAAAACGAGGTAAAAAATATGTTAAGAGATTTTGAAAGTAATTTAAAACATGACCAGCTTGTGGATCCCGTGGTCCTGACGGCAAGCGCGGACGGGGCCATTATTGCACTCAGGTCCGGGGATCAAACCCTGCCAGTTACACAGGATTAATATTTATGAAAAAAGTAAAAGTAAAAATAACTAATGGAACCATCGTTCATGGTATGGGCGATGTCAGACCCGGCAAGGTGATCCAGGTGGACCATGGGACTGCCCGCCAGCTTTTTATTGCTGGCAAGGCCGTCCCTTGTGCAGATGAACCTGAAAAACCGGCCACAAAATCAGACCAGGACCAGGACAAAGATCCAGGCAAAAAACCGGCCAAAAAACCGGCCACAAAATCGGGTAAAGCTAAAAAATGATTTCCATTGAAATAGATGAAATGCTGGACGAACTGGGGGACACGGTATCATATGACAACCAGGCCACCCCGTCCGCCCCGGCAAGTGTCTTATGTCTTGTGGATTACAGCCTGGAAAAACAATATCCAGGTGAACAGGCCGCCATCCTGGTCAAAAAGACCCAGGTCCCGGCGCCTGATTATCGGCATACCTTTACCATTGACGGGACGGTCTGGTTTGTCCGGTCATCGGTAAAAGATAAGGATTTTATCCTGGATCAAAACAGCCAGTGCTATTTGCTGGCCATATCCAATGACGAAAGGTTTACAGCATGGCGTCAATAAATACAATTATCAGCGGTCTGACCGAAGCTGTGGCCAATGATGCCACAATCACAGCCTGGGCAACTGCAGCCTATACCCGGGATGCCCTGGTGTTGGAAAATTGCGATTTTAGGAATGACCCAAAGGCAGCCGATTGTCCCCTGGTGATTTTTTTCCCGGTCCTTAAACAGGGCGGCCTGGTCAGTTCTGCAAAATCCCATATTATCGGGGTTTCCTGCGCGGTGTTTGATTCAGCAAAACCGGAAAGTGCAGGCGGGGTGGTCAGATTTACAGGCGGCCGCAATGCTGAAATATTGCGCGGGTATGTGGTGACGGTCATAAAAAACACCCTTGCAGATGATCTGCATATTGAATCAATTGTCACAGAATACAACACTATAGAACAATTTCCTTTTGTGTCCGCCAATATGGAAATTACGATCACCCAGGAAAAACTGATCGGGGCGGATCCCTATGAATAAGAACAATAATAAAAATAAGAAAACAATTTTAAACAGGAGTGAATAAAAATGACTCAGCAAACAGGCGCACTGGCAACGGTTTTGATCGGAATTGAAAGTGCTTTTAAAACCATTGCCACAGCAGGATTTTTATTAAAAGTAAATAGTTCATCGGTAAAGGGAACCCGGGACAAAAAGACCCCGGCAACAATAAGGGGTAACGTCAACCCGGCAGAACCTTTTGACGGCAATGTCAATGTGGCAGGTCAGATCGTGGTCCCCATAGATTCGATTGCTTTCTGGTATTGGCTGCAGGTGATGTTCGGCAGCCCTGTTACAGCGGGATCTGATCCATATACCCACACTTACAAAGCCGGGACCACAAGGTCAAGCTTTACCCTGGAACACCAGTTCACGGAATTGGGCACAAGCAAATATTTTCAATATACCGGGTGCAAGGTATCCAGTGTGTCTATTGCTGCAGGCGATGACGGCGAACTTTTGGCCACCCTGGATGTTGTGGGCGCACTGGAAACCATTGCGGCATCTTCTTTTGATGCGGCACCTACCACCCCGAGCTTTTCCAGGCTTAAAAATAGTCATTTAACAATGACCGAAGGGGGCAGCACCCTTTCAAATGCTAAACTTGTTGACTGTAATATCAATTTTGGTCTGGACACAAGCCAGTTTGTTATCGGTGGATCCGGTGTCCTAGGATCCCTGCCCGACGGTATCATGACCGTGGGCGGCAATATAAACACCTTGTTTGAAGATACTTCCCTTTTAGACAAGGCCATAGCCAGCACTGAGTCTGCCATTATCCTGACTTTTGCAAATGGGGCCAGTTCTGCATTAAGCCTGACTTTTCCTGAATTGCACTACGCCAGAACATCGCCAGCAATTGAAGGCCCCCAGGGCATTGCCATATCCCTGCCTTTCCATGGCTTTTACGAGGACAATGCGGACGCCACAAGCTTTAAAGCAATTTTGACCAATGGTGAAGCACACGCTTAAAATTTAATTTAAATTTGAAAAGGTAATTAATAAAAAATATGAGAGAAATCACAATTACAAGAAGTGACACAGGCAAGGAACGCAAAATCAAATTGCGGTCCTTGAAAAGACGGGAAATCCGAGAATTAAAAGACTATGGTTTTTCTTATCTGGGATGTATCCCCAATATGGAAACCGCCCAGGACGCTGTTGATAAATCCCTGGATATGGTCCTGACCGAAAAGGATCAGACTTTCCTGGACGAGTGCGACAACAAACAGGCCAAAGATCTTTGGTCTGAACTTTTAAAGGAAACATACGGGGACCCGGCAGAGGAAAAAAACTTAGAAACCACTACAGATGGCACGTTGACCGAAAAAGAATAGAATACTGCAAAATCTGTGGTGGTGATAAGGAAAAATGCGCAACCTGCCCCTGGGGCCGGGCGCCTGCCCTGCAGCCGGTAAATTTTGACGCCTGGAACATTTTCCAGGATATCAAAACCCAATTGCGGGCAGGTCCGGCCGGGGTCATCGGCCTGGACTATCAGGAAATGCGCCAGGCCATAGAGGATCTTGGACTTTATCGGTCCAGGTCTTTGGAACAAAAAATAAAAGCTTTAGAAAGGGAACTACTGGAAAATGTCGGCAAGTAACACAGGAGTGGCGATCAAAGGGGCAAAAAGGGTGGCAGCCTATTTGAAACGCGCCCGCCAAGAATCTGACAAAGCCATGAATACTGCCATCAAGGTGGAAGCTTTTCGTTTAAAAAAATTATTACAGCAAAATATCAGATCCGGCGCCCCTGGTGGGAAAAGCCTTTCTTCACTATCCTTTATTGCCAGGAGAAAAGAAAGGGTGATCAAGACCGGGGGCGGATCCACAGTAAGACAAAGTCCGAACAGAAAGCCGCTTGCAAGAATGGCCATGGGCATAAGATACAGGGTTAATTCATATAAACCTTTTTCCATGTCTGTGGGATTTGTTGCCCCGCCCGGCAGGGTCATGAATTCAAAGCAGGGCACCTGGGCGCGCCTTGCAAAAAAACATTCAACAGGTTTCACGAGTTCAATATCATCATCCCTGCGAGAAGACATAATAAGAAGGGGCGGAATTTTGGGCACAATTACAGGTGGATCTAATCCATTTTTTTTAAAAAAATCAACTCGAAAATTTTCAACCCCTGCAAGACCTATTATTGACCCGTTCTGGGCTGCAAATAAAAATCGGGTTCATGGGAATATTAAGCGTAATTTCAAATTAAAACTGAGAGGCCTGGAACTGCCTGGCCGGTAAGGATATAAATAATGGACAACCGTCTTGAAATAGTTCTGACAGCAAAAGACATTACAGGCAAGGCCTTTAATAAGGTCACAAGCCGGATCAAAAGTATGACCAGTTCTGTGATGTCTTTCAATGGTGTCATGGCCGGGGCTGTTGGTGCGGCCGGTATCGGGCTTTTTATTAAAAAAAATCTTGAAGCTGCGGACTCAATTGCCAAAACTGCAGACACAATCGGAGTGACCACAAGGTCCCTGCAGGAATACCGGTTCATGGCTGAACGGTCCGGGGTGGCCACAAACGAACTTGATAAGGGCCTGGGCGCTTTTTCAAAAAGACTGGGTGAATTAAGGATCGGGACCGGTGCGCTGAATACCCTTTTATCTAAAAACAATGAAGTTTTAAAAAATCAACTGGTCGCGGCCGGGTCCACGGACGAGGCCCTGGCGATCTTTTTAAATACCCTGGGCAAAATTGAAAATCAGTCTGATAAGACAGCCCTTTCAGCAGCTGCTTTTTCCAGGACTGCAGGTATTAAAATGACCAATTTGGTCAAGGGCGGATCCGGGGCGCTTGCAGGGATGCGCAAAGAATTTTCTGACCTGGGCCTGGCCATAGATGAAAAATGGCTGCGGCAATCTGAAAAAGCTGTGGACCAGTTCACAAATTTGGAATATGCAGTCAAAACCAGATTGATGGGGGCAGTGGTCAAGACCGCGCCTGAAATCACAAAACTGGTGGGATCCATGGC